CGCGCATAACGGTCGAGCCGCATCTCTTCCGGCGGCACGCCCTCAATTCTGATCAGTGGCTTCTTCACCTCATACGCCATCACAACCCGATCGTAGATCGCGATCGGCGGCATCTGAGGCGGCGGTGAAGCCCCTGGAGGCGGGCCGGGAGGCGGGGGCCCCATAGCCCCCATAGGCGGCCCCTGCGGCGGGCCGGGAGGCGGCGCCGCGCCGCCAGGAGGCGCTCCTGGCGGGCCCATCGGCGGCTGCGCGGTGGGAGGAGGCGCTCCGCCACCGAGAGGAGCTCCGCCCAGGCCGGGAATCGGGCCTGGCGGCGGCTGCATTTGAGGCGGAAGCGGCGGCGGAGGAATCGGCTTCCCGATCTCGACCAGTTTCGCGCTCGGGTCTTCGGTCAAAATCTGCTGAATCTGTTGCGCGGTGATGTAGGTAAAAGTCTTGCGCCGAAACTCCTTGCGCGTATCCGTCCACCACTTGAGGAAACCGGTGCGAACGGTGAGCGCGTCCTTGAACGCCCCGTAGAGCTTCAAGAATCCCTGATTGTCGTTCCAGAACGTGTAGTTGACGTAAGCCGTTGCTTGGCTCGCCATATCGCTCTCAGCCGCGCTGCGCGGTACGAGCTCGACCGGAGATTCCGATGCGCCGAACAGCCGAATCAGACTCGGCAGCATCAGCATCACCGCATCGCGCACGTCGGTCGAAACAAACTTCGACCGGTTGACCGAATCTTGCGTGTCGCCCGAGACTTCCGCATAAGTCGCGTTGGGGTCTTGGACGATCGTCGTGTCGGAATACGGATTGTCGTCGTTGCCGTCTATAGATGGGAGGAGGCCGTAATAGTACTTTTGAGCATAGTCCCTATCGCCGGCGAGTGTCGAGCCTTCGTAATCTCTTGAGTCAGCGATCAGCGCCTGAATATAATGATTATAGCTCTCTGGATCATCTGGATCGTAGACCCCGGTATTTGATCCTCCACTATCTTTGAAGCTCGCGAACAGCCTTTCCATGACGATTACTTGTGCTCCTCATACCATTTGAGGTTTCTTTCTTTTGCACAAGCGACACAAATCGTACTTTTAGTATAACGCGGAGAGTCGTGCCCATTTTTGCATGTGGTTTCAAGAAAATAAATCTTTTCTCCCGCTATATACGCATCATAGCGCGCCCCTCGTCTCGCGTTTTTTGTCCTTATCCATAAAGGAACATCCATCATATTTTCGCTGCGTGTTGCCCAGCGCAGGTGAGCGCCATTCACGCAAGATGGGCCAACGCATCCGCTAGGGGTTGCATGCGCCGCATCATGTTTTGAAGTTGGTGGAGGACCGTGTGTTTCCTCGCAGACTAAGCGGGAAACCTGAGCCGTCCTTCCGTCTTTTCTTCCACCTACGTGGACAACCGGACGCCCCTTATTGAAAGCGGCGGTCCAAATAAAACAACCTGTCGCCGTATCTGGCGTCCACTTATCGGAATGACGGTCGAGTATCACGCGCGCCGGCCCTATCCCCCGGCGCGGGATCTATTCCGAAATTTTCAATTTCGTCAAATAATCGTTAGCAAATTTTAACGCTTCGTGTTTGGATTTGAAGTAAGCGAGTACGCAAAACGCCCGTAGACTACGGAGTAGGTCCACGTCTCCATTGCACACTTGAATTTCTCGATACGAACCTCATTTAGACTCTTCAGGAGCGGGATCGGGCGCTTCGCAGTGCTATTCACCAACGCCCGATCCCTATCCGCGGCTTCTCTTAGGGGGTTAAAGGAATCCGCGAATTGCGGCGCCAACCGATCCAACCAAGTATGCCGAACCCAAGCCCTATCATAACCCAAGTCGAGGGCTCGGGAATAATCCCGGCGCTCGTCATCGATTGATTGAACCCCGTGATCGAACCGCCGCTCACGAGATTCAAGCTCGCGCCCTCCGTCATGCTGAAGGGAGCAAGCGCCGCGAACGCCGTCGTATGCGTGCCAGAAAAACTGTCGGGATTGGTCACCGGCACGCCAGTCACCGTGTCGAGAAGAACGCCAGGCGTATTCGCCGGATTCGCACCCTGAACGTTCGCCGGATCGGCCCAGAATTGCAACGTGCTCGCGGTCGAGCCCACCGCATCGTTGAAGGTCAAACTGGCCGACTCGTGAATCGCGGCGACCGGCGGAACGAAGTTCGTGTCGGACGCTATCAGCTTGATGGTGATCGAAGCGCCGCTCTCGTTGACGATGGATGAAGTCGACAACTGAAGCGAATCCGGCGCTCCGAAAGTGCTCTGAGTCAGCGCAATCTCGACGAACGCGCCGCCGACGCTGGTGTTGACCAGGAGGAGGTTGTTCGCTCCTCCAGATTGATCGCAACCAAGTTGTCCGTCGAAGCACGTAAACGTCGCTCCGTTGGCGCCGATCGAGATCTGCAAACGCGCGTCAGCTGGCGCCGCGCCCAACGCGGCGAATAGCGCCGCGCCCAAAATCCCCCGATTCATCTTGACCTCCTATGCTGACGGCGTCGGAACCGGCGCCTCTGGCGTGATAATGCCAACCGTCACCCAACCCTGTTCTTGAGTCCAGCCCGACTTCCATTCAATCCGGCTCGTGTCCGTTGGCGGATCGACCGGCGGACTGTTCGGCGGGAAGTAGATCGGCGGCGTCGGGCGCGGATCGGTCGGGCCCCAGATTCCCGGCGGCTGGCCCCCGCCGCCCGGAGGCGGATAGTGGATCGGCGGCATCACCCATGGCGGCAACGAACCGGGACCGCCAGAAATAACCGGCGGCTGACCGCCGCCGCCAGAGCCAGGAGGCATCGGCCCGCCGCCAACGCCGATGCCAGTGTAGGTCGCCTCACCAATGAGAACCACTTGCTGCGACGTGCGAGCGAGCTTGTCGTACAAAACGCCAGTGATGGTGATCTCTGCTGCTGCCATGCTTCCCTCCTACGAGCCTTTTGTGACGCCATCAGCAAGACGCGCGTCAACCGGCGTCAAATACGCGCCGCGCGTTTCGTCAATCAAACGCCGAATGATGTCCGATACGGAAACGTTGCGTTGCTTGGAGATCTCGTTGAGCCATCCGATTTGGGCCTCAGAAAACTTGATCGTCACTTTGTGGACGGTGACGCCACGAGAGCTCATGCCTGTTCAGGGGAGCATGAAATGCGGTCACATGCAAGCCCTCTTTTCTCGCGCCACCCGCCTAAACCCGCTTCTCGCAAAATCTTGCTCACCGTCCCCTGCGCCAATCGCAACTCAACCGCGATCTCCATCTGCCCCCAGCCCGCAAGACGCAACGCTTTCGTTTGCTCGATCAAGCTCGCCTCGACCGGCCGCCCACGCTTCACAAGCGCCGCCAAGATCGCACGCCGCCGCTCCGCCTGCCTCCGATTGGCGACCCTGCTCTTCGCCCGCCGCGCCGCACAGAGCGGACACTGACCCACCGCCGCTTGCCGCAACACCGCGTTGTCGTCAAGCAACTGCTTGATCCGACCCCGCAGAATGGCAACCTCATCAATCAAACCAAGTCCCGATCTGCTAGGATAGACGGGACGGTCAGCGTTTGCATCCGCTGAGCCGTCCCTAAACACAACGACCTTCTGGAGAGGCCGGCATGTCTAAGCTCATCGATATCACAGGGAAGAAATTCGGGCGATTGACCGCGCTCGAGGTCGACGGCGGCAATCTCCGCCACGGCCACACGCTAAGCTGCGGATGCTTGCAGCGTGAGAGGGCCGCTGCGGCAAGCCTCACGCACGGCCATGCTCGTAAGCGGACCTCCGCCTATCGCCGCTGGAAGCATGCCCGCGGGCGTTGTCTCAATCCAACCGACGCCGCCTATCCCGAATATGGCGGACGCGGGATTCCCTTCAGCGCCATATGGGACGATTTCGCTGTATTCCTGGCGGAAATGGGCGAGCCGCCGCCAGGAACAACCTTAGACCGGATCGATAACGATCGGGGCTACGAACCAGGGAACTGCCGCTGGGCCTCGAGGAAGGAACAAGCGAACAACCGCCGACCTCGCCGCTGGGGCAAACGCCCGTCACACAAGGCCGCGGATGCGTCTCCGAAGTCGCCCACCAAAGCTTAGCGCCGAGGAAAGCGAAGTAACAAGGTTCAATCCAGTTGCGATCGTCTTCATAGCATCTGCGCCGTGTGACGCATCATCATGCACTGGAGTTCCGAATTTGCTTTTCTTGTAGCCTCTTAGCCTCGCCAATCCTCGTCTACACTTATGCTCGTCGAAAAAGGCGATGCCGAGAATCCCTCGCACCGCGGCTATCCCGTCTGGATCGCTAACACGAGGCGCGGTCAAGATGGGAACGTTGGTCGAATTCATCATAGTAATTCGCCGACTTTCGCCTGTTGTGAATTCACGAGCTTCAATGTCGTGGGGCAGGATGTGCGCTCTAAACGACGTTCCCCAGGATTTACCCTTTTTGTCGAGAAGATCTAAATAGTATTCAGCCTTCTTGCCACGGTCTTCTACATAATCTACGAAGTGAAGTTCTTTTCCTGCGATCTGAAATATCCAGATACAAGTAAAATCGTGGACTCCAACGTCCCAGCCGGTGATGAGCGGCTGGCTAAGATCGACAGGAACGCTAGTTATACGCTTCTGACTAGCGATGGCATTCATCGCATCTACGTAATACGCGCCCTCAACGGGAGCGTCGAAAGCGTTTTCCATTTCTCTGGCGAATTCGTCTGGCGGCATGTCGCGCGTAAGCTCCGCTTGCTCCTCAAGACTGAGGGCTGCGGTCCCAGTATTGCTTAACCGAATGTCGAATACATCCCAGGCCTCGTCGCCCTCCGCGCGCAGCTTCAAGGCATGGAAATGGTCGTCGCCATTGCTGGTGCCACTGATCACAGCGAATCCCCGATAATCAGCCAAGGTGGGGCGAACAACAGCCGTCCAAGCGCGAGGATTTAAAAGCGGATACTCATCCAAAATTGCCCCATCAAGATAGATGCCCCTAATTCTTTCGTAGGCTTGGCCGCCACCGTAGAGACGTATAGTAGCGCCAGTTGGGAATATCACGGTTAGTTCGCCTTCAAGAAAGCGAACACCTGGATAATTTCCCGCATAATGCTTCAAATAACCCCAACAAAGATCCTTGGCCTGTTCGAACGATGGGGCGAGATAAGCAAATCTAGGCGGTGGATGCTTGCGAGGGTTGGTCAAAGCAGCGCGAATCAATTGGTTTACAAGAGCTACAGTTTTTCCCGCTCGTCTGTGCGCTACAATAAACATCCATCTCTTGGTGGAAGCATGCAAAGCCCGAAAATGAGGCCGCGGTACATAGGGAATAACCGTCAAAGACTCAGCCGGCGCCGGCGCGTCCTCAAAATCGTAGTCAACCTCACTCGCCATCAGGCTTGGCCGAAGGCGTCAAATCAATCAACGGAGGCCCCCCCGCTTGAGGCGACGTCAACGGCGTTCCGTCCGCCCACGTCACACTCGGAAGCGTGATGCTAATCGACGGCGCCCGCAACGCATCTTGCGCATCCGCCGCCGAACTCCAACCCAAAGCCTGCGCGTTCTTGCTGTTCAAAATATACCGAACCGCCCAGTCCTGCCGCCGAGCGTCCGGATCACGGAGGGCGGCCCGAAGCGTGCTCTGTGCCTCGTCCGCAAGAAGAAGCGCCAGTTCCCGGATCACCGCTCGCGCGCGAGAGCTGCGCTCAATGAACTTCCGAAGAATCAAGGTGCCAACCTTCAGACGCTCAGCCGCTACGCGAAGATCCCCCTCGCTGTGACAAAGCGCCGCGCAAACCTCGTCAACCGTCAGAGGATTATCGTCCGGACGCGTGTCCCACGGATACGCAGGTAACATTACTTTAAAAACCCCTCGTAACCCGCTGAAGTTTGAAAATGGGCCCTTTTCTCCCGATTGTTGGCACTTTTCTCCTATTTTTCAAAGGACGTTTTTCGGGGGTAGATTGCGTTTGGGGGTTCCAAGCCGGGAGGTGACTGCGCCCCGATGGGACCCACCAGAAATTGTCGAGGGGGGCTTTATGAAAATCAGCAGCTATGCCCATCGGGCGCGAGGTTGGCGGATACACACACCGCCATACATGCGTGCTAACGTATTGATATTGTTGCACTATCACTCATCGCATGGCTCACGGCCCTAACTCCGGCCCTAGTCTATGCGGCCGCGAGACTCGCGCGAGCATGGTGCGGGTATGCAGCGAGTGCATAGCGAGGAATGTGTCGGAGTCGCCTGATTATTATCATCGATAACGCTCTTGATAAACACCCGATAAGCTCCCATGTTATTGATAACAGAGGAGTTAATCAAGTGTACGCCCGCGATATGCCGCTCATGCGCGCTCACGCGCTCTCGAGCCCCCAAGGATTCACCGATGTCATCGGGTTTGTCCTGTCGACCATCCAGCAGCCGTTGCAATCGTGCAAGGCGCAAATGGCCGAGCTCCGCGCCCACGGCGCTGCAAGCAAATACCTCTTCGGCTCGAAACGCGCTGGCTATGCCTACGCACTCGAGCACAGCGAAGTCTTGTTTGCTGCGATCACCAAGGCTGTCGAGGTTAACGACACCATTGGTGCAGTCGACGTCCTGTCAACGATCCCTGGACTCGGGATCGTCAAGGCTGCGTTTGTCGCGCAGATCATTGGCCTCGAGGCCTCATGCCTGGATGGGCATAACCTCAAGCGACTCGGACTGAGTGAAGAGGCGTTCAAGCTCAAAAAATCACTCAAGCCGGAGACCAAGCGCGCCAAGATTGCTAAGTATTTGTCGCTGTGTGCTCGCACTGGCGGCGCTGAATACTGGTGGAATACTTGGTGTGAGTTCGTCGCTGGCAATAAAGCTAATCGCAAACTCAGTAACGCTGACATGGTGTCGGCGTATCATGTGGAGTGTCTGGTATGATTTGGTTGCACGGATTCTGTATGGGCCTTTGTTTCTGGGTCATCGTCGCTTGCGGCGCGCTCTTGGCCGGCGATTTTGGTTTGGTGTGAGATAGTCTCTTGACAAATCGAGGGCGTTAGGCGTTCGCTATTTGCCTGGCGTTTTGAGCGCGCTCCGCCTCCTATTTGGTTATAAACCAAACTAGGCCAATACTGTTTCTCACCATCAGTTTCGACTCCGGCATCATAGGGATTTTTTTGTTTGGTACATACAACGTACCGAGTATGGCACTTTTTTGAAGTTTTGTTTTTTCTCGCGCAGATGCCGTCCCCTTGACTGATGGCCATGAACAGTATTGACATACATAGGCCTATCTTCTCTTTCTTCTCTATTGGAGGAAAAATATGGAAAATCCCTTTGCGGAGGCTCTATCTGATCTGAAAGAGCCAAACTACAAAATCTTACCGTTCGAGCAACAATGCGGATATTACGCTGCTCTTTTGATGGATGTTCCACACTCAGTGGTTGCATCTGTCTCAGGCTTAAAACAGCCAGTTGTATCGCATCTTTCGCGGGCGGGTCGCGTGATATCGGGCCGGGTTCGCTATCCTCGTGTGGCGCGCGAGTACCGCGCGCTGGGTCACGAGGGGTTTATCCACCGCTATTTGACTGCCAAGATTTACGAGGATTGCCTTTACGGCATTGCTGAGAGGAAGCGGGTTCGCGAGGCCAAGCGGGCTCAGAGTGACGGGATTCCGGCCAATGTGATGCGTTATTGCCGGCGTTACGAGTGGCCGAAGACGGAGCTTGGGATGCACGTGATCTTCCGCATTGAGCAGCATGCGGACGGGTTTTTGTGGCGCAATCTCAAGCCGTTTCAGCGTGAGCCCGAAGTCCCTCCCGAGGAGCAGAACCGCATCGCGTTGCGTGGCGACGACGCCGATCATCCTTTCAAGACGCCGATCGATTGCTTTCGGTTTCTGAAAGAGAAATTCCAACCGATTCGCTAAAGGACAGCGCAAAATGGCTGATCCGCGCAAATGGAATCATCGGATTGGGATGTCGACCCGGCTTGGCGGACCTGTTCCGATCAAACCCAAACCATCGGCGCGGACGATTCGGAAAGCGCTTTTGCAAGCGGAGTGCGACGAGTGGAATCGGCGTTACCGGGCAAAAATCTTGCGTGACGAAGAGGAAAAACCGCTAAAATAATCTCATCTCACTCTTGTATTCCTCGCAATCCACTCTATATTCACTCTACGCGATCGGACTGGCCCCAACGCAGACCAACAACAGGGCCCGCAACGTCCGACGCCGACTCCCAGGACGGGCGGGAGCCATGGAGCCAACGCACATGAAAACCATTGCTAAGAATCGACTCGCGGCATTCATGCCTAAAATCACTCAAGCGAAATCCTACCGGCTCGACAACAATTTTTCCGGCGAGTCTGTGCCCAATCTAAGCGCAATGGCGGACTTCGCTCTTCGCATGGGCGCCAACGCTCGCATTGACCCGGAAACCTGCACCGGTCGAATCACCTACCATAGCAACCATTGGGTTGAGTTCACTTATGACGGCGCCTTGTCATGAACGCGTTTCAACGCAAGGCCTTTGACGCCTATGAAGCGTGGTGCAAGGCCGATCATCCACCGGTCGATCTGCGCGCCACCTTGGCTTTAACGATTGGCTACATGGTCAGCATGACCGATGGGCGTCCCGACGCTGACGAACTCGCGCTCATGCGGGCAATCGTCAAGCACACGCACCCCACCAAGGAGCCGGCCAATGACCAAGCTTAGCGAGGTTGCCGGCTACGGCCCTCTCCATCGTTCGCTTGAAAGCGTGCGCAGCTACTATTTTCGCGCTCATTGCGCTCAGATTGATCGCGACCAGCGCGAGTATGGCGGGCGTTCGCTCGACGATTACACCTTGGAGGATTTTCGCATCATTTTTGCTGCGGCGACCAGCCAAGCGATCGCTTGGAAGCGCTCGGCGCTGCGTCCATGGAGGGCGAAATGAACATCACCGACGCCGAATCTCCCATCGAGGCCGCTTACATCAAGCTGGTCAAAACGTGCGCGCGGCTTCAGCGCGCCGCCAAGGACGCCGCCTTTCCCGACCCGGACTATCCTGAATCCCCTATCTACCTGGCGAACAGCGTCAACGACGGCGCGCATGAGATTCTCGACCTCGCGCATGACCTCCTCCATGCCCTCAAGGATCGCGCGAAATAGGCAAAACTACCCACTTGCAATCCACTCGATAACGCACTAGATAGACAATCGAGCGCATCGGTTCGCTGCTCGAAAGGAAACAACGCATGTCTAACCAAACCACTATCAAGGAAACAACGGAGGTGAAGGACGCCTTCTTGCGCGAGTCGCTCGCCATTCTGGTGCGCAACCACGGGCCCGACGATATCGTTCAGATTCTCTCCGAGGTCCTCGACGATTACGCGATGACCTATGCGCGCCGCACCGGCGACTATGACGGCGCCTCGTCAATGAAGATCATCGCTGCTTATCTCTCCAAGCTTGAGCGCATGCTCGCCAACTATGATGGAGCGGAGGACTGATGCCTTTCGAGGCCATTATCAAAGACGCCGTGAAAGACGCTTTCGGCGCAACCCTTGCGGTAGAAATTCAAGACGCCGTTGCTAAGGAAACACGCCGCGCTCTGCGCGAGCACGAAGAGGAATTCACTCATTTGGTGCGCAGCGCAGTCAGCGCCGCCATCAGCGAAATATTTGAGGAAGCAAAATGATGACCCGAGTTGTTCACATGATCGGGAGTTGGGTAGAAACGCCTATGCAATCGCCTCGATGAGAGTTAGGTATGTCTCATGACCCTACTCGATGAAGACGCGCTCGCCGGCCTGAAGACCATCTCGCGCGAACGCAAACTGTCGACCGCCGAGCGCATCGCTATCTACGCTTTCCACCTCAAAGGCGTGCCGGCGAAGCTGATCGCGCGCACCTTCGACGTCAGGCCCAATGCGGTCTATTACATCACCAACTGGACCCACACTGCCGCGCATGACAACGTGAAAAACGCCTATGAACAAATGGGCGAGGAAAAGGTCTGGGCCGAAATTGTCACCCCGGCGCAGACCGAATCGATTAATGAAGGCATGCACAAACTCCTACGAGGAAAACCGCTCCATGACCGCCGAAATCGCCGGATCAATCGCCGTAGCCCTGGCCCTCGACGAGCCAGAGCAACTGTTGAATTACCTCAAGAGCCAAGCGATGACGCGGGCGGAGGCCCTCAAGCCGATTGACGAGTTTTTATATGACAAATGGACAGAGGTCGCTGAAGGCTTGGCGGAACTCGAATTGAAGCTTGCCGATATTAAGCGCCGGCCTGTCGTTTAATGGCTCTCAGCAGAGGCTACAAAACGTGGAAAATCAAAGGGCGCATGCGCTTGGAGCATCGCCTTATTTATGAACGCCATTTTGGTCCAGTTCCGCCAGGTTACGACGTTCACCACAAGGATGGTGACCGGCTGAACAACGACCTGTCGAATTTGGAACTTCTGTCCAAACTTGATCACGCTCGAATACATGCTGGTTGGAAATCGATTGACGGAGAATGGCTGAAACCATGCTCACGATGCGGCGGATTCAAACCGCTGGCAGCGTTTCACAAAAGGCCAAACAACAATGGAAGCGCCTATTGCAAACCCTGCCACGCCGCCGATTGCAGAGAATACTACGCCAAAGCGAAGACGGAGTGATTATTGGCAATTTTACCGTGGTCGGTGCCGGAAATTAGCTCCACGTACAATCGATTGGGATTGTCATGCGTTTGAGGACACCCTCGCGCTTCTGATGCTCGATTACCCACAAAAGACTGAGGCCGAGTGCGTCATTGCGCTCGCCAAGATGGAATTGTACGCGCCCCTCACGGGGCCGCGAGGATAGCGGGGATAAACTGTTCGTGGTGGCTTGAAGTGCGCGCGGGCTGGGGAGCATCTTGCCCAACGCTAAGCGTGACGCTCCCCCAAAACCCGAGCCCCGCGAGGAACAGGCTTTGTCCCGCAAATCTAACGCGCCGCCTCCTCACTTACAACCCGTTGCGGACGAAGCGTTCTACCTCGATATTCCTGACGATCAAAAGCCGCCGATCATGGATCAGCGGCTGTACACCACAACCGCATGGCGCCAGCTAGGCTCGGCGGTCCACTACTGCCTTCCTCGTGGCGACAAGGGCATCGACGACGACGAAGGCGAAGAGCTCCACGTCACCGATCCGGATCTCGCCATTTGGCGCCAAGATCCGCGCAAGCAGAAGCTCAACGCCGCGATTTTTCTTCAGCAAGGCGTGGTCGAGGTCACCTTCTTCGGGCCCGATCAAAGCCTGAACGAATGTTTCTTCCAGGCGTGCGTCAAGCTCGGCATCGCTCCCCGCTTCGCCATTGGCCGGCGCTCGTGCGCCGTCGCGACGTCGATTCTCTTCAAGCTGCGCGACGACGAGGCCAAGCGGCTCGACGACGAATATGTGAGCTTCAAGCCGAAGGCGTTCACGCTGGGCGACGAGCGCCGCGGCATCATCATCAAATATGCGCCGCCGATCAAACGCGGCTCGAAGGCCCACCAGGTTACGACGTTGCTCCCTGGCTCGCTTCTGTGGGCGCCGGATGGGAAGTACGATTTACTCGAGTGGCGCGACGAGAGCGGCGCGGGGCTTGGCAAGCCACAAAAGACCTCGATCCAGACTCTCGACTTCTTTCAGTTGGTGCGCGCCGCGGCGCTCGCCTCAATCCTCGCCATCATTCCGGACAAGACCTGGCAGAGTCAGATCGCGCCACGCGCCTTTGCCGAGTGGCTCGCCCGCGTAGTCCGCGATGGGCAAGCGATCAACGCTAACGTGATTTTCGCGAAGGCCTCGCGCGCGATCATCGCTGAACCGGTTCATGCCGAAGCTCTGCTCGGCCTGATCTGCCAGAAACGCTGTGCGCCGGCGGAGGCGGCGTCAACCCAGAGCTTCTGCCTCGAGACATTCCAATTCGCTCGCAAGCGGCTCGACGCCGATCCGACGCGGCTCGACGTCACCGGCTGGTCCAGCATTGCGCGGATCTTTGGCGAAGAAGCCTCACGGGCGTTTCGCGCCGTGCTCAACGTTGGCGCCGACTCAACGCTCTTAGAAGACTTTGCGGAGCGATATCTGTTTCATTCTAGCTGCGGTGAATTCGTAGATCGCCAAGCCTTCAAAGAGGGCCAGGCGAATTTCATCATCGGGAAAGACAGCCTGACGCTTCGCCACGCGCCGCAACAGATCATGACCAAGAAGAAGCCGCTTGAGGCATTCCCAATCTTTATGAAGTCGAAGCTGCGCCAGGACATCACCGACGTCGAAACTTACCCTGACCATGCGCCAGGCTCCATCATTCGCGTGACCCGCGAGGGCGCGACAATTCCGGACAACGATTATGCGCCCGAGCACTCGCGTCTGATCTTCAATGAATGGCGCGGGCTTTACGTCAAGCCGGCTAAGACTATTGATGCTGCGCTGAGAGTTGAGTGCGCTGACAAGCTCGACTACATGCTGAGCTTAGTCACCAACCGCAAGCCGGCACGCATGGCTTGGATCAAGGCGCATCTCGGCTGGACGCTCAAGCATCCAGGCAAGAAGCAGCAAGTCGCCTTGGTTTGCACCGGCGATCAGGGCACCGGCAAGAGCTTCCTTTGCACGATCTTCGCCCAGGCGATCTTCGGGCGTTACGCTGATACAGCGTCGGTGCGCGCCCTCAGTGGGCAATTCTATATCGCCGGTTACAAAGGCAAGCTTTGGGTCAGCCACGACGAGTTCATTTCCAATTACGAGAACGGCGAGATTCTCAAGACGCTGATTCGCGGCACTCGTGTCTCAGGTGAGATCAAAGGGAAGGATACGGCGACTTACACGATCTTCGCTCGGCTAGCGTTTACGTCGAATGAACTGAATCCCGGCATTTCGCGTGGGCGTGACGATCGCGGGCTATTCCAAGTCACCAGCATCACGGCAACGGGCCAGGATGTCCTTCCCGGCGTTTTCCAGAGCCGGATGAAGAAAGAGGTCGCGCCGTTCTACGAGAGCTTCGCCGCCTTCCTCGAGCGTGACGCCGTTCGCCAGGCTTACGTCAGCATGCTGATCGACTGCGCGCCCGATAAGATCAGCGAGGTTGAGGATCTGACCCATTCGGCCATGCGTGACGAAGATGTTGCGCGCTCTCATCTGACCAATGCGCAATTGGTGGCGAAGCTTATCCTCGAGATCGGCACAATTCACAGCGGCTACGATGTTTCCATGCCTTTTCGCGACGAGAATCTCTATGGGCGCGTGCAGAGCTTGACCAAGGAAGCAGGGATTCGCGGCTTACAACCAATGGCGGTCCTCGCAGAGTTCTTTAACGCTGGGATTTTAGGACAGATGGAAAACGGCGGAGCCTATCTTTTTAAGTGGAAAATTGGTGGACTCCAACGTCTCTATGGAGTCTATTTAGGCGTCCGATTAAACCCTCGATGGTCCATCGAGCCAAATGACGATCGCCCGAACGACTACAAGGATGGGGATCCGATGGAGCTGTGGAAAGGGCGCAATCGTAACGACGACCGTAACGATTCCCGTAACGATTACGGTCGCCGCGACGACGACGAGCCCGTATGGTGAGGCAGCGCCCGCGCCGCTTTGGATACCGACTGAAGGAGATTCCTATGATCGCTAAGCCAATGTGGACGATTCCCTTCTTCACCGCGGAGGTTAGCGGAGTCGCCAAGATCTTCAAATGGTATGCAAATCGAGCGGCTGAACTCAACGCAATCGCCACGGCGCTCGGCACGGATCCGACGACGCACGACAGGACGATGCAATATGCGCCGGCAGGCTTGCGCCCGGGCGCGGTGACCAACACCAAATTCACCAACGCCGTCTTGACTATCGTCAACCGCGGCAAGGCCGGCAACCTGACGCCGGCGTCGATGGGCTCGGCGATCACCAGCGGAATAGCGGGCTTTTTGCCGCCGACAAACACCGCGACGCCGGTCGCAAGTGCAACCAATCTCTCGGTCGCAAGTGCGGGCGTCGCCTCAGTCACCACCGGGACGTGGAATGGCGCGCCCACAGAGTACCAATATCAATGGCTGCGCTCGGGCGCTCCGATCTTTGGCGCAACGACGAATTCGCATGCGCTGGTCGCGGCGGACGTCGGATTTAATCTTGCATGCCAAGTCATAGCGTTCAACGCGGGCGGCTCGACGCCTAAGACATCAAACACCATCGGGCCAGTGACCGCATAATGCCCAAGATCCTCGACGCCGCAGTCAAGCGGATCAAAGCGAAGGGCGCTTCGACCTCGAGCGCCTACGCAATAGCGACGAGCGCTCTCCAGAAGGCCGGCGAGCTCAAGGCGCACTCGAATAAGCCGACAGCCAAAGGGATCAAGCGCGGCAACATGACCAGGGCGCAGCGAAACAAGTGACCATGGTTTTACTCTGGGTCATCGCCTTCGGCGTTCTCTGGTGCGCCGGCTTTTTGATCGCACTCGTCTGGCAGAATCTCCGAATGATGGGCGCGGTGCGAATTCAGTTGCAAGGCTTAGCCGAGATTCACCGGCTTGGACTCGAAGTGTTGACGAGTCGTTGCGACCGGCTCGAAAAGCGGATCATAGAAGTCGAGGACATGGTACTGTGAGCTTGCAGGGGCCAGCGCGACGGCGCTGTGTGCGGAGGGGCCGCTTTGTCGGTAGTGCCCACCTCCGCCGCCCCTGCATCCTGATTTTGGCCGTTTTGGCGGCAAGTCCTGCTACTGCGAAATGCCGCCTATTTAGCCGCTGGTATTACCCTTGGCCGCAACACTGTGTGTCAGCTTCACTCCAGCGTGTGTCAGCTTTCGCCCCGCTTCCACCAGAACGACAAGAACGGATCGAGATTCCCCTCCCCGCATTGGACGATATCATTTGGGGAGAGTCGGGTCCGGACACACTCCGCGGTCTTGCCCTTTTACGCAGCTTCATGGATGCTTCCCCGGCAAACCCGCGATAGCGAGGATCCTCATGGCCACAACCCCACAGCCGCCCCCGAAGCCACAGCAACCGCCGCCTTTGCGCAATCCCGCTGAAGGCAAGTCACCGGCAATCGGCGGAGGTCACCTCACCAGGCAAGGCGAAGAGGCGCGCGCGCATGAGCATCGCGATGCCCCCGAAGGCTACAGACCGACAATTGGCGTCAAGGGGGAGCCAATCGACGACGGTGAGCGCGATCCGGACACGATCGCCGAGGAACAGCGCAGGCGCTCGGCCGAGATGGAGGCGAAGGGCGTCGAGGCCTGGAAGGCCGAGCACGACGAGCGCACGCCCGAACAGAAGGCCGAAGCTCTGAAGGTCGCCGGCGCGCAGCCTCGCATCGAAAGCCACAAGGCGCCCTAACATGAGCAACGTCTACGGCGCCGGCGCACCTGGAAACGTCGATCAGAATCTGTTTCAGAGGATCTTCGGCTACATAAATCCGATCGGCTCGGCGAACGCTGCGGAAGTCGATCCGGACGCTGCGGCGCGCGCTAAGGCGCTCGCTGACGCGCAAGCGCAACTCGCTGCCGGCAACACTAGAAGCAGCAATGCGCCGTCGACTCTGGGGCCGGTCGCGCCGATTCAGAGCGCGGCGACAATTCCGCCGATTTTTCCGCCGACTGCGGCGCCGCCCGCAGCCGCGCCATTCCAGCAACCGGCTCATCCTTCGACGATGCGTTTTCCTATGTGGCCGACGCCGCCCGCGCCCATAGCAGCATCTCCGACGCCGCCGGCTCGTCCTGTGACGCCGACGCCAGCGACTGCTTATCCGGCTCCGACGCCGCCGGCCCGTCCTGTGACGCCAACGCCAGCGACTGCTTATCCGGCTGGGACCTCCTTTGGCGGGATTGACCGGCAGAATCTCTCCGCTACGGGATACAATCCTGGCACGCGCATGGGGACGGCGCTCGATCTTTCCGGCCTCTTTGGAATGCCGAGCGACGTGAATCCCCCGGCGACCGCTCAGCCGGTCAGGGGCGGCGTGCTCTCCAAGGCTGGCACGAAGGGCCTGTTGAAGTCGGCGCCGCTTCCGCCGGTTATGCCTGCCGACATCCGTCGCAAGCGGGCCCTCGAAGCCAGCCAGGGCAACACCGCGACAGGCTACGGCAACTCGACGCTCTGGGGCTGACAGTTCCGAGGTTGACAAAATAGGGCCGAGTAGCTACCTGTCTGCTTAGCGAATCCAAGAACGGATTCTGCAAAGCACAGGAGCAACGAATGAACCCCGCCACGACCGCGGCATGCGAAGCTGCATTGTCCGCCCTCGCCGCCGCTAGAAACCTTCTCGATCTCGAAGGCCGCGAGGCAATCGCCAAAGACGATCCCGCTGAACTCGTCCGCACGTATGCCGACTTGCGTGAGCAAGCCGAAGCGCTGCGCGACTCTGTCGCTGACTTCAGCAAAATGGAGCAAGCGCTCTCCTACGATATCATCCCTCTCAGTTTCGACCGCGCCGGCATCAGTCAGGTCCGCGTCATCGGCTACGGAACAGTCGGCCTGACGCGCCGCTGGGCGTGCTCGATGATCAACAAGGAAGCGGGGCTCGCCTACCTTCGCAATGTCGGCCAAGGCGGCATGATCATCGAAACCGTGCCCGCCCCAACGTTGGGCGTCTGGGCGCGCGAGGAAACCGAAGAGAAGGGTAAAGAACCGCCCGACTCGATTTTTAAAACATCCATTGCTCGTTCAGTTTCTTTGCGGAGGTCGAAATGACTGTTTGCAAAGGATGCAAAAGAGAACTGAACGAAGATCAGTTCTATCGCCAAGCGACGATGGCCACGGGACGCCTTTTGTTCTGCAAGGAATGCGTTAGAGGCAGAGCGAAAAAATATTACCAAGAAAACAAGGAACGAGCTGCGAAACGTCAAGCAGAGTACGCCGCTAAAAACCCCGACGTAATAGCAAGGTCGAGGTCTAGTTGGGCTACTAAAAATCCAGAAAAACGCAGGGCGCACAGTGCTCTCAATCACGAAGTGCGCCGTGGAAGAACTGTAAAGCCAAAAAGCTGTGAGGTTTGCGGCGCGCAAGAGCCACTTCATGCGCACCACGATGATTATTCAAAACCTCTCGAAGTTCGTTGGCTGTGTCAACGTCACCACGTTGAGATTCATCGTATGGCGCGCGAGGCGGCAAAATGAACTCCGCCAAGCCCCGCTACATCCTCCGAGATGGGAAACCTGTCATGGCCCAAGACGTCACGCCGGCGAGCAAATTCGCTCTGCCGGCTCATCTGCAAGGAAAACCGAAAGTGGAAAGCTGGGGAGATATCGATCCCAAGCAGCGCATGCTGCCGCGCATCAAGCTCCTCCAAGCGACCAACCCTGAATGCGCCGACTATCCCGGCGAGGCTCGGCCAGGCGAATTCTGGCACACGACGCTCACCACAAGCTTGGGTCCGGAGATCATCGGGGTGCCGATCATGCGCCGCCAGAGCTACGTGCTCTGGACGCCGCGTGGCGTTCCTGGCCAGGAGGGAGGGATCCTGGCTAGGGCGCGCGACTACATCCATTGGGATCCTCCGGATGGGGTCTTCCAGGTTCGATTCCCGATGAACCCGAAGACTTACACCTGGCGCACTAAGCGCACGGTGCGGGAGAGCGGCCTCGACGCCTTTGGCTCCTCACAAGACGACGATCCGAAGAGCAAGCCGGCGGCGACCTTAACCTTCGAGGTTCTCTGGTTTCTGCCCGACTACAACATGCTGGCGCTCACGCTTAATTCGCGCGGCGGCGTGCAAGAGGCGAAGAAGCTCTTTGCCATGGTCGACGCTAAGCCGGTGAGCGCCTTCAACCAGAGGTACCGGATCTGCGCTCAGCGACGCCCAGGCCCGTCTGGCGAGAGCTACTTTGGCTACATCTATCGGGGCGACGGCTACTGTTCCGCAGAGCTCTCCGCTATCACCGAGCCGCTGTTCAACCAGTGGAAAGACGTAGCTTTTGCGACTGTCGACGAGAGCGAGGAGGACGAAGCGCCGCCGCGCGCAACGACGTCGAGTTGGGAGCCGCCGCCGTCCGAGCCGCAAGGCAAAGCGGGCGTCATCGACGACGACATTCCGTTTTGAGCTGTGAAAGATCGAGAGAAACAGCTAGCCGCGAAGAAACGATATCGGGAGAAAAATCGTGAAAGGCTCAACGTACAAAACAGAGCTTATCGAAAGGCTAATAAAGAAAAGACCAAAGCTTACTACGAAGCGAACCGGGATCGTTTTGCTAAACTGAGCGCAGCTTGGAAAAAACGTAATCCTTTAAAACGAGCGGCGCAAAATGCTCTCAACAATGCAATTCGCGATGGCAAATTAATGAAGCCGTCTATTTGTCAGCGATGCGACGTACAAGGTAGAATTCAGGCACATCATCCTGATTATACGAAGCCGCTCGAGGTCGAGTGGCTTTGTATTGAATGTCATGCAGCGGAACATACTGCATGACATCGGAAACACCTCCGGATCGTCCAACAAGAGCTAGACTCGAAAAGTTAATTGCTCTTGCGGATGATTCGAGGGGGGATCCGATGATGCGGCGCGCGGCCAAGCGGAAGCTTGCCCTATATGCCCGATTTTTCCCGTCTTTGGTGAAGCGAAAAGAGACCTCAACGAAAGCTGAAAGGCGATGACCGAACCAACTCTAGAATTTATTGGGCAACGTTTGAAGGCTGTTCAAGACGAGCAGCACGGAATGCGTTCTGACCTTCGAGTCATAATGTCTCGACTGGATTCGATGGTCGATAGGATGGACCGGATTAACGATCGTATGGAGATGATACTTCAATTGTTAGAACGGATGCTTGTCAGATGATCATCGCAAAGATCGATGACGAGGGATTTCTCGACATTGTGCGCAACGCCCGCACGATTGCGTTCCAGCGGCTCGAATTTGGCTACGCCGTCGCCGCGCCGCTCGTCGCTTTCTATGCGCCCATCAGTCATCCCGGCGGCGGCAATCTGAACGATGAATTCGCCGCACGCCTGGCGGAGACGGCGCTATGGCGCATCAGCGAGCCGCATCTGCGCACGCTGCGCCCGACGTCGAAACCGATTCCGACTGAAGCTTTGCGCAAGTATCTCATGGATGCCTTCTTCGCCGGTGTCGCTGAACCGATGGCTGACTATCCGAAGGCGCGCGGCGACCATCCTGCGGTGATCGAATCCGAATGCCAGGTCGTCATTCAGGCGATCGAGGAATACGGGCGTCCGGACCTCAAGGAGGCGATGAAGCCGGCCAGGCGCGACATGATGAGTGATGCGCTCGACCTGGTGATCGATCACTCCGAATCGGCGCGCGAGCTTTGCGAAGTGGGCGACGAAAAGCCGGCGCTGCTCAAGATGCACGTGCTGCAAGCGACGACGGCGCTGAAGACCTGTCTCGAGATGTTTCTGAAGCCATGAAAGCCAAAGATCTAAAAGCAAAAGCCACCAGAGAGGCGTTGCAGCCACTCATTATAATGCTCGCTGAAACTATTGCGGCAAAGATAAAGGCAGAATGCCCTGCTGACCTGGAAGCTCGAGCAGAGAAATTGATGGAGGAAGTCTGCGATGATTTGCTTGATCACGTTTTAAAACGATTTGACCGGCCATGAGCCTCGAGGAGTTTCTCGCTCGGGCGCTCGCGGCCCGCAAAATGAAGCTGATCACGGATCCGCAAGGGATTCTCTTGCCGGAAGACCTCTGGCGTCAGGCCTTGCCCGAAGCTGAATTCATCGTCGGCGCAATCAAGGCATACGAGCTTCGGAAAACAGTTCTCAGCTTTTACGAAGTGGAGGACGAGGGCGAGTGAATCTCGAGAGCAAATACAAGACCGAGCTCGTGGCCGATTGCCGCAAGCTTGGCGCCTACGCCCGCCGGCTCGAAGACCGCTACGCGATCGGGCTCCTCGACCTGACGATCAAGTTCCCGGGCTACCCGCATCTTCTTGCTGAGGGCAAGCTGGTTGCGCACCAGTCATTCGCGCCGACGCTTCGTCAATACGAGGAAGGGCGCAAATACATCGACGCTGGCGGACTCTGTTGCCTGATCGGCTGGTCGAAACTGGATAAGAAAATGTTCGTTCACCGCTGGGCCAAGACGGCGACCAAGGCGGAATCCTTCCCCCCCGGCGGCTCCACCAAGGAGCACGCCCAAACCTTACTGGAATGGCTGGTATGGCAGACGATAAAGTAAAGACGCATGGCGATTTCGCGCTCGCCGCGACGCTGGCGACTGGCCTCAAGGAACGCATTCATTTCGCCGCTGGCGAGGACAAGCTCGATCCGGTTTCACGTGAAACGCTCGACCAGATTCTGACCCGCATCGCTCGCATCGTTTACGGCGAAGCTGAGCACGCCAAGCATTGGCTCGACATCATCGGATTCTGTCAGGCCAGGTTCGACGTGATTGTGCGGCATGAAGTCAAGGAAGCCAAAGTGCCGCTCGAGCTTGAGCGCGAGATCCGCAGCATGGTCACGAGGCTGCCGAGAAACGGCGAGGGCTAAGTGATGAAACAATCCATGCCCTTCAACCTCAATCCGAACACGCCTTGGGGCAGAAGCGTCACCAAGGAAGATTTCCATCAAATATGCCAGACGGGCCGGCTTGAGGGCGAGTTGCTCGAGCGCTTTTGGCACATGAACGACTTCCAGAGCGAGATGCCGGCTTACATCGAGATTCTGGTGCGGAGAAGCGACGTCGAGAAGCTGGTCCGCAAACTCAAGAAGAAGAGGATGAGGGGGCGGGAATGAAGCTGACGATCCTAATCTGCGCGATCAGCCTTTCTCGCTACGAATGCGCGCCGGAAACAGCGTTCAGCATTACGAAGATGGAAACTGACGTCAGCATGGGCGCGTGTGGGTTAGTTGCTGAACAGACACTAGCGTCGATGCCGGAAATGCTCGATGCGGATGGCGACGGAATCCCCGAAGCCTACGCTAAGATTTTGTGCCGGCAATGAAGCTACCGCTCGACAAAGACGGATATCACCGCGTGTGGCTTGGCGAGGTTGATGGCGTCAAATGCTATGACGTGAAGCATCGAATGGTTTGGCGGGAGCACTACGGCGAGATTCCGCCTAGAAAACACGTTCACCACAAAGATGGCGATAAACTAAATAATCACATAAACAATCTAGAATTGATAGATCCGACTCCTCATGCTCGCATGCACCGCCGCGAGATGGTTGGCGGCTATTCGGTTATCGACGGCGTTGATCATAAGATTTGCCGACAATGCCTTAAAACATTCCCCATCGATAGCTTCTACAAAAAGCCTAGTGGCAAGCATGGCAACGTGTCGCATCATTCGTACTGCAAGCCTTGTTATAACGAGAGGGTTATTGAGCGAAGGCGCCGGAAATGTCTACCTTAGATCCGGTGCAAGTTGCCGCCTTAGATTTTGGCAAAGGTAAGAGAGGCGTAGGCTACTTCCTTGAGATGGGGTTAGGCAAATCCCTACTAGCCTTAGAGGAGTTCCGGCGTTCAGAAGACGCCACGCGCCTTGTCGTGATCTCGCCAAATTCGTTTAAAAAAGGCTGGGCGGACGAAATCGAGAAGCACGGATTTGACTTCGACGCGCACGTCTTCGTCTCTGGGGCCAAGGCGAACGATAAGTGGCTGGCTAAACGCTACGATCGCCCGCCCGTCCTGATCGTCAATTATGAAGCGATCCGCTCGGAGAAAGTGCTCCTCAAAATCTTGGTCTGGATGAAGATCAAGCCAGCGATGCTGGTTTTAGACGAGTCGATCCAGATTAAGACGCACGATTCCCAGCAAACCAAGGCGGCGCTCAACCTGGCGAAAGAGGCGAGATTCGTTCGTCTTCTGACCGGCAGACCGCAAACACAGGGGCCGGCTGACCTCTATCCGCAATTGCGCGCCATAGGACTATTTTACGGACAGAAATATTGGTCATTCAGGAACACGTTTTGTGTGATGGGCGGTTGGGAAAATAAGCAGATCGTAGGAGTGAAGAATGCAGGCGCGCTGGCGCGGATTATGGCGCCGGTCGTTTTTCAGGCGCTTAAGGCGGATTGGCTCCCTGATCTCCCGCGGAAGGATTTCGCCATTCGCTATTACGAAATGTCGGGAGAGCAAGCTGCGCAATACAAGCAGATGCGCGATGAATTTCTCCTCGAGCTTGCCAGCCAGGAGGTCGTCACAGTCAACGTCGCCGTCTCCAAATACGAAAAGCTCAGCCAGATTCAGTGCGGCTTCATCCTCAATGAGGAAGGCATACCGCGCGCTCTCGTCGAGCCCGAGCGCAATCCCCGACTCGCTGCGCTTATGGAGACGCTCGAGGCGATCGAGGGCAAGGCGATTATAATTTACCGGCATCGCTACTCATTCGAGATTCTCACGCGCGCTTTGGTGGCTATGGAAGTGAAGCGCTTGACTTCCTCAGCAGACCAGGAACGGGAGCCGGAATACTATTCAGCGTACATTCAAGGCGGCATGAAACCCGACGAGACGAGCGAGCAAAAGCGGCGCTTCAATGAAGACCCCGACTGTCGCTGGATGCTCGGGCAATGCGATGCAACCAAGTATGGCCATACTTTGCTGGGCGGCGAGGCGGCGTCTGATCACTGCTCGACGATGATCTTTTTTGAGAACTCCTACAGCCTCGATACACGCACTCAGGTTGAAGATCGAATTCACCGGCGCGGGCAGCGTGGCGAGAACGTGCTCTACATCGACTTGGCCGGGACGGATCTCGACCGGCGCGTGGTCAGGGCTTTGCAGAAGAAAGAGGATCTATACGAGGCGGTTTTCTCGAAGCTGAAAATCACGGAGCCGATCGATGGATGACAAGGAAGCCTTTGCGATTCGCGCGATTTTCAATGCGATGTTTGCGGTTGGCGTCACGGCGCGCAACGTGGAGGAGGCCGAACAGGCGATCGACTTGGCGGCGAAAATGCTGAGTTACGCCTTCAAGCGGAATGTCACTCCGGAGGAGCTCAGAGAGAAAATGCTCTTGCTCATGGAGGAAAACGAGGGCGGAACGGTGCATTGACGGCTGATCAACCCCTGGTTGAGTTGAATGCAATTCTGAGTAGGTTGATTTAATCAACCACATATGGTATCTATTTCCTGCGTAAAACAAGGAGACGGGAAATGGATAGCCTGCCGATCAAATCAACCGATGATCTACTTCTCGACCGCGCGCGCGAGGCTCTCAAGCACGTCAAAGACGATGGCTTCTGGCAAACCTGGATCGATGTCGGTCTCGGCGTCCGTATCTGTCGCGACCGCGCGCTCGAGGCGTCAAACTCGAAGGACATGAACTCTAATCGAGCCAAGAAAGCCATTGCAATCGAACTGAAGAAAGAGAGGCTGGATACGCTAGATAAGTCTTTGCGCTCCGACCTTTTGACGATCATTGACCACCAGGATGAGATCGAAATGTGGCGTCGCACTCTTGGCGTTAACCAGCGGGAGAAGTGGACCTATCCGCGCACGATCTTGAAACAGTGGAAGACGGCTACGGGGGTTTTGGAGAAGGACGGCGAAACCTCAAAGAAGCCCGCGGCGATAACCGCGTTCAAGGCGGAATGCCAGCGACTCTCGGATGAAAATTCTAAACTCATACAGAAGTTGAAAATCGCGGAGAACAACGATTTCGACGAATTCATGAATAACGATCCAGTCGACCTCGCAAACATCTATTTTCGTAAGAATCCAACCCGCGCTTCGAAGCTTTATGCCGCGCTTGGTCAGTTGTTGCAGCAGAAGAAGCCCAAGGCGAAAGCTCAGCCTGGCGGATAAATATCTGGCCGCAGTTTGCTGCGCGGAACGCCAGTGATTCGCTCGACCGCGAGTACACGCCGCGGCGGGACCTGCGGCCAACGCTGGATTGCTTGCCAGGAAATACCGAGATGGCGACCAAGGGCGTGAAACCCGCCAGCGCGCTCGATCGCCTCTTTTAAAGACTCATTTCGCATTGGAGCCATAGTGCCTTTTATCAAACCTTTCGCTGATTTGACATCTTTTTGTTGCTTGGGACATGCAAAAGGTGTTGACAACCGCAGCGGCACCATTATGTTGTCGATCGTTCGAAGAAAAGGGAGGTTGTTTTATGGCGAAAAAGATCAATTGGCTGAAGCATCACCACGGTGATGATGTCACTTTAACGGTATCCGAAGAGGATCAGCGCCTTGGCGTTCGCGGCAGCAAGTCAAAATGCGCCATCGTCCAGACGCTCTTGCAATCCGCGGCGAATGTCACCCGCGCCGAGGTGAGGGACGGGAACATCGCCATTTGGGTGACCGATGCTGATGGGACTGAATGGCGCGGGCGCCTGCTCCCAGACAACACTACCCGCGCTTTCGCAATCAAGTATGACTTGGGCGACGCAGCCGCACCGCCCAAAATTACAGTGCGGATCGATAAGTGGCATGAAGTTGTCCATTACGCGCGGGCTGCAAAGCCTCCTGTTCCGCCAGCCCCGGAAAACATGGTGTTCCCACTGGAAGATAATGATTCAGCGATCATCGAGCCTGAGGTAATTGCTGACACTTCGGTTGATGAGAATGGCGCGGACAATGGCACGGCCACAGTGGAAACCCAGACCATCGTAGCTGCGCCTAAGATTCGCGCCAAGAAAAGCCGCTGGGACGTTAGCCACTATCTCGTTCCGGCCAAGCGCCAAGCCGCCTAGAGACTTCGGTTCACCGTAAGGGGAAGGGCGACGTCCCTTCCCTTTTTTCGGAGATGGCGATGCCCGATTTTACTGAGGCGGAATGCGACGCGCTTCGCGCCACGATGGGACAGTCCAATCCGCTCTCAACCGCCATTTGGAAAATCATTCGGTGCTTACCGATAGGCGAGCGCTCTTTCCTTGGCGCAGACCTCGCCAATCTCGCAGTCGGCAGCAATCAATACGTGAAAAGGATCAGGCCTCATAAGGACAGAACCTATGGCCATTAAACCGCATCCGGCCTGTGCCATCTGGCCGAAAATGACAGACGAGGAACTCGTCGCGCTCGCCGAGGACATCCGAGCCCGTGGACTCATTCACCCAGTAACGCTCTATGCGGGCGAAATGCTCGACGGCAAGAATCGGGAACGCGCATGCGAGATCGCCGGGGTTGAGTTGTGCACTGTCGTCTATGAGGGCGACGATCCAGTCGGCGAATCACTCAGTCTGAACAAGAACCGCCGCCATCTAACGAAGGCTGAGTTAGGGTTCATCGTATTAGAGCTAGCACCGCTGAAGCACGGTGGCGACCGTAAATCAGGATCAAGAGCCTCCGAAAAGACCTTGATCGAACTAGGCGCGCGAGTGGGCCTTGGACGGAGCAATATGCAATCGACTCTTACCGTGAAGAAACACGGCGAGCCGAACGTAATCGAGATGGTGAAGACTGGAGAGGTTGGTGTCCAGGCCGCAGGGGCATTTGCACACAATACGCCGCGCGAGGGACAGCGCACCGCGACCGTCGAAACCGTCAAACGCATCGGCGGCAAACTCAGGCATGGTCATCCCAAGACTATGGGCGATCGCGTGCGTGCGTACAATGAAGCGACGGGGTTTAAAATTATGAGTATTACAGTCCGCAAGGCCAAGCCGATCGGACGCATGCCAGACGACACGCGGCAGAAAATTGAGGGCCATATTGCCGAGATAAAAAACAGGCAGTTCAAGCTTGAGGTGTTGCTGGAATATGCGGATCAAATGAGCGAACCGCTGCGCCATGTGTTCGCGGACGAACTGCGAGATCTCCGAGGCAAATTCGACAAACTTGCACATATTGCCTTGGGCGGAAGCGATCTGCGCAAGATTGACCGCCCTTTGTGCCATGTCGAAATTCCGTTACGGAAGGACGACGAGCCTGCGGCCTGAAAAATTATTCCGGAAATTATTCCGCCCCCTCTTGCATATCGTCTCGATAGACACTAGATAGATACTCGAAAGGACAACGCAGATGTTAACCGAAATTCCATTTTACGTCGTTATGTTCGGCCCCATTATTCTCTTGATCGTCGCCGCGATGGCTTGGGTGTCTCTCATCGGAAACGTACTCGCCAAACCAAAGCCGCCAGCGCATGTCGATACGCTGGAAGAAATAGCGGAGCGCAAAGCTCGCGTTTTCAAAATGCTGGCTGAAACGGAAAAATCGCGCTTAGCGGCTCACCACCACTGAGCGCCGCCATTATTGGGACGCTCGCCGCCGATCGCGAATTGGCGGACGGCGTCCGCCCAGCCCGACGTGTCGAGCGCCGGATTCTTTTGGGGCCCATACAGCGCCGGATAAAGCTGATCGAGCGCTTGCCCGACATTGATATTGCGATCGATCGTATTGATTGCCTTGGCGCCAGGAGCGCCAAGCGTGTATCTTGTGACGCCGCCAGCGGTTAGGCCGCCAATGCCGCCTAAAAGCGCGTAATCGGGAGGCGCTCCGAAAGCCGCGCCCAAAGCTCCCGTCCCGGCGTAAACGGCGTCGGCCATTCGGCCCGGCTCTACCGACTGATTGAGCGCGGCTTGAGTCCTGGCGAGCGCTGGCTGCGCTGGATCGTCCGACGCTAGCGTTTTTTGATAAAGCCCCACATCGCCTGGAAGCGTCGGATCGCCCTCGGCGGCGCGCGTGCGCATGTCCCATTTTTCGCCGCCGCGGCCAGGCGAGCCTCTTACATAGTTGGAAACGTTTCGCATCGCCGCCGCCGCCGCGTCACCCGCTGCTTGCCCGCCAACGCCGAATACTGTGCCTGTCGCAGTATCCTTAGCGACCTTTAAAGGATCGATATAACCGCCCGCCTGATGCCCAACGGAGCTTGCCGCGTTGGCTGTTCCGCCCTCGAGCGCGGCGACGCCATAGCGTCCCAAAGCGCCGGCGACTTTCCCTGCCGCTCCAACTGCCTTCAATCCCTTTGCCACGCCTGTGCCAGGAATGATGTAGGTCGCCGCGTTGACGACAGGCCCCATCGGCCCCATCGCGGTTTGCGCATCTTCCGTCTGAGCGCGGAGGTCCGCGATATTCTCGCCGGTGAGCTTAGATCGAGCATAGTCGGCGGTTCCGAAGGAGACATCGTCAAGCGCGGCGCGGCCAACCTGGCTCGCTGAAGGGCTATAAGTCTTGGTGACCCAGTCGCGCCAAGTCTGGGGCCGATTCAAATCCGCTGGCTGGGGATGAAACGACTCCTTAAGAGTATCCCAACTCCAGAAGGGCTTGGCTTCGGAAGCGGATACGCCGCTGCTGTAATCCTTGAGTCCAGGGATGCCCGTTTCCTTCCCCGGCTCCCCCGAAGTTGCCTGACCTCCCTGTGATTTCGGAAATACGGTTTGTTTGGGCGGCGCGTTGTCGCCCTCATCTCCGTAATCAGTAAGACCGGGAATGCCTGGAACTGCTTTCGGCATGGTCAATCACCAACTTGAGGGAGACGTACTGCGCAGTTTTGACGTATTTAATCCGCGTTGCTGCCAATTATCAAGCATTTCCTGTTTGAGGTATGGCTTAGTTTTCAAAAGCTCTTTGCCTTGCGCAATCTCTGAATTGGGAACCGGCTGCGCATCAGGGATGTCGTCGGCGCCGCTGCCTTCCTTGTAGAGCTGACCGTCCTTCTTGAAAGCATCGTTCAACCAAGGCTTATATTCATCCGGCATATTCTTGACGTTGCCGGTGTTTCCATAGTTTGCCGCGATGGCTCGCTTAGTCTTGGTTATCGCGTTGTTAACCGCGCCATGAATGTAATCCTCATAGCTCTGGTTGAGGTTTTGCGTCATGGTGATGGCGTCTTTGAGCGGTCCCACCTCGGCCTGAGTAACGCGCGTGCCGGTGCCCGCCATGCCTCTCATCGCGGTTTCTGTCGTCGCACCGCCGATCCGGCGCAAAAGCGCAACCGCTTTCGCCTCGTCATTGCTCAATCCCCACCGCGCCATCATCGAGGGAATGTCGGTAGTTGTGCTGTCGTTCATCGCTTTAAGCGCAACGTCCCGCTTGCCGGGGGTCGTCATAATGCTGTGAAGGCCAGGGGAATCCTTCAGTTCTGACAAATCATCTTTCAAAGTTTGAGTAGCCTCGTTCTTGTCGACGAGCTCCGTGGACGCCGTCTGACGATCCGTCTCTTTCGCCGCTTCGTTGACTGTGTATTGCTTGTAAGCTGCGAGATTATTCGCCCAAGGCGGAAGTTGCCCGTTATGTGTATCTTGATAATTCTTTTGATCGGCAATCATCTGCGCGGCTTCGCCGGGGCCTGCAACCTTAGCCATCACCTGATTTGCAATGGCGTTTATGTCGGCTTTATTCGCGCCTGGCTGACTGCCTAAGAGGCGTTGAAGCTGTTGCAGGCTCGCTAAATCTGTCGTTGGCGTTGCCCCGGCGGCAATGAGGCTCGCCGCCTTCGCTGGATCTTGCTTGATCATGAACGCCAGCGCTTGCGGATCCATGTTGAGGCTGTGCGCGATCTGCCCCAACTTATTCGGATCGTTAGCGATGGCGAGAAGCTGATTGTTCCGGTCTTGGCCTTGCTGGGCGCTGTTCGCCTCCATGATCGATTGCCCCATCTTGTAAGGGTCGATCGGATTGACGTTGAACATCTTCGAAACCATCTCGCGGTCCCGCGGCTGAGCAAACGCCGCGAACCCCATGCCGAGCGCCTGGTTCCAGCCTTGGTTCGCTTGTTCGCGCCGCGCTAGGTCGACCATGATCGAGCCCATGTCCTGGGGCGTCTTGGTCGCCTGGGGAGTCTGGTCGGGCGGCAAAATGTTGGGGCCGGTCGGAGCGGCGTTTGGCGCGGCAGGGTTCGAAGGATCGATCGCCGCGGCGTTCGCCGCCGTCTGGCGGGCGGAATAATCCTTGGCTTCCTGAAGCGGATCGGGAACGCCGAGCGCCCCCATGATCGTATTAAAGCCTACCACTGAGGCCTCCCGACTTTAGCTTGATGTGCGGCTTCGGCGTCGGCGTCATTCGCATCGGCGACGCCGAGACGTGCGGCTTGAGCCGGATCTTTAGCTTCTTCTTCGGCGGCGACAGGAGCTTGATCTTCGGCTTGCCGGCCTTCGCCGGCGGCGCCAGCGCGGCGAGCGGGCCAGGCACATTGGGCGTCGCCGGCTGAACCGGCGGAGCGCCGCCGAGATCCGGCTGCGCGTCGGGCTGAGCTTCCGGACCCCCGGCGAGATTCGCGCCCTGGTCCTGGCCGAGCATCTGCGAGAGATCGTCCTCCGGATCCGGATCGTCGAGTTTCTGGCTCAAGAGGTCAAACGGCGTCGGCATCAGACTTGTCCCTGCAGTGCATTGAAGAAGCCCTTGTTGTTGTAGTTTCCAGCCCCTTGGGTTTGCCCGCCGCCGGCCTTCCAGTTCGCCAGGAATTGCTGCAGCACGCCCGACTGATTCGACGGCGTCGGCGATTGCGCCACGGTCGCCCCAGGCGTTTGAACTTTGCCGGGATTCGCGAGCGCCGCGAGGTAGGCGGCGTTCATGTCGGGACCAGCGGGCGCGGCGGGTTTTTGTTGCTGCCACGGCGCCATGCCTTGGTTCGTCAGCGCATTCAGGTATTGGCCCTGACCCGCGCCCTGCGCGGCTTGCCAGATTCGGCTGGCTTGCGCCTGCGAACTGCCAGGGTTCCACGTCTGCCCTTGCTGCCCCGCTTGTGCTGTGGGGTCTATCGTTTGCCAGCCAGGCGTGCCCGTCGCCGGCGTCGAGTTCAGCGTCACCGGCGGCGCTTGGGCCGGCGGCGCGGCTGCCTGGGCGTCGAGGTAGGACTGAATCGGGCGTCCGAGCGCGTCCGTTGGCGTACCTTGGTACTGCGCGGGGAACGGAATCGGCTTGCCGGCAAAGGGGGAATATTTGTTTGACCACTGATCCTGAGAGAACATCATTGGATAGGCGGGAATATCGTTGTTAGCCATCAGCCGAACCCAAAGCCTACTGGATTAACCCCATAGCCCAGTCCCGAGGCGTAGGGCTGGAAGCTGTTGAGCGATGTTCCTGGCACTCCGGTAGCCCCCGTTGGCTGAAGCCCGCTGGCAGGCATCTGTGGGGCTTGGGGAGGGGCGCTATTCCAAGTCAGGGGCTGTAAAAAGGAATTGAGCGTCTGGCCGTAGGTCTGTTGGATGTTCGCCAGGCCGAGAGAGACGTTCTTCGCCGGCGGCGCGGGCCCGGCCTCATTCCTCACCTGTTCCGGCGCTTGCTCCTCCGCGGCCTCTTTCGCCTTCTGAGGCGCTCCGGTGAAGGCCGCCGTCGCCGCCTCCATCGGCGACTTGCCGCCGCCTTCAGGCTTCTTGGTCAGCGCGGCGTACCAGGGATCGGGCGCCGCCGCCGGCGTCGTGGTCGCCGCCGCGGGGGCGCCAGCCGTTCCCCCAGAGCCGCCGCCGTATTTAGCGTCGAGCTCTCCGAGGGTCGCCGTCTTGTCGAGCGTCGTCCCGTATTGCGCGTTCAGCATCCTGACCGTGCGTCCGCCGAAGCGGCTTAAGGGAATCAGCTTGGCGACTTGCTCTTGCACCTCGCGCGGCGCCGACATGGCGTTGGGATATTGCTTGAGGTCGATCCCGGCCTGGGCGCCGAACTGTTCCCATGTCGGCGTGTCGATCTGCCAGTGTCCTTGGCTCTTCGAGCCTGGTCGACCGGCATAATCCTTATCGACCGTCGAGGGGATATTCGAATCGTTGCTCTCGATATTCGCCACCGAACTCATAAAACCGCCGCCCGCTGGCTTAGCGAGCGCGCCGGCGACCGGAGCGCTCGAGGCGTTGATCGTCGTGCCTGGCGGCGGCTGCACCGCTCCCGCGACGTTGTAGGGCTTGAACGGCGGGCTGGCGGAGGCGACGGTCGTCGCCGGCGAAGCTTGCGCGTTGAACCCGACTGTCGCCGGCCCGCGATACTCGAAGTGATTCGGATCTTTCGCCCCAAGCGTGTTCAGCCCAACCTGATTGCCAAGCGTGCGCAGCCGCGCTTGGTCAGCGGGATTATCCGCCACGAGATCGCCCGCGAGGCCGCGTTCATGCAAGGACGTGCCAGGCTTGGCCGCCAGCGGCACAGGCCCGCGGTCGGGATAGGGCAGAGGCTTGCCGGCTCGGCCCGCGAGGAAGTTGGCGTAAAGCTGTTCCTGATCGTCGGTCGAGCGCACGCCAGAAATGAAATGCGTATGGATGCCAGCCGCCGCGGCGTTGGCTTGAAGCTTGTCGATCCGACTTTGAAACTCAGGATCGAAGTTGGTGTTAACGCTAGCCACCAAGCGCTCCCTTTATCTGGGGAGGCCGGACGCGCCGTCGATGCTGAGTGCGCGATAGCGGCGTCAGCGGCGAGGCGATAGCGCCACGCGCGCCCCGCGGAGTCGGCTGGGAGAGCGCGCCGAGCACAAGCGGATGAACGTGCTTGACGCCAGTGATTGGATGGTCTGCGACCGCGCCAGGCAGAACCTTCTCGACGTCTTGCGCTATCGGGCCTTGCGTCTTCGGCGCCCCGGGTGGCTGGCCTTTCCAGTTGAACTGGTAGACCGGGACGCCAGTAGGCTTGTGCGTGCCGACGCGTTTGAGGTTCTTCTTCAAGCGCCGATCGGACTTGCCTTCGAAGACCGAGCCGAGCGCGCCGAAGCCGGCGCCAGCGAGCGCCGCCCAATCGGTTGGCGTTTGCGTCTGAGTATTGCTCTGCCCTGTTGTGGTTTGTCCGTATGGCGTCATGCCGAGCGCGCTCTGCAGAACTCCGAGTTGCTGTGTCGGGTAGCCCCAGGCTTGCTGGAATTTTTGCATTTGGGCGTTAATCTGGTTTTGCCCCTGCGTCATTTGCTCGAGGCCAGCCTGGTTCTGCATCGTGTAGGCGTTGTTCGCCAATTGCCCCAAGCCCTGGCCGGCTTGGTTGAGGCCGAGCGAGGCCTGGATGTCGGAATTGATCTTGGCCTGCTGAGCTTGCTGGTTGCCTTGCTGAGCGGCAAGCGTCCGATTGATGTCGCCAGTGGCCGCGGCTTGGGCTTGGGCGAAGTTCTGGCTGTTCAGGCCTGCTGCCATGTTCGCCATGCCGAGCGCGCCTTGGGCCTGGGCCGTGCCTTGTTGGACGCCGAATCGTGAGCCGCCGAATGCGCCTTGCTGCTGCGCCGTACCAGCGTTCTGCGACAAGGTTTGCCCAAGTTGTTGTTGCATGATTGGCAAGGATGCGTCGATCACGTCCTTTGTGTACGGGTTCATGTACGGATCTAAATTAGTATTAGCGATCTGCCCCGCAGTAACATTTGTTGGCGTTTGGCCAAGCGCGCCAGCGAAACCGGCGGTTGCGGTATTGTATTGAGGAACACCAGCGTTGCCGGCGGTCGCTGCAGTATTCCATGCTTGTTGCAATTGAGAAGCGGTGTCAGGGACCATCTGCCCCTGGTATTGCTGTAGCGGTCTGCTGGCTACATTTTGGGCGAATCCGTAGTTTTGTTGGGCCGCTTCGTTAATCCACGGCGGCAGTTGCGTCGTTTGCTGAGTTTGTTGTTGCTGAGAACCTGTTTGTCCGCCCATGTCAGAGCTCTTTATGATAGAGGTAACTTTGCGTCTTGATCGTCCAGCCGTTCTTGCGCGCGTCCTTAAGCCAGCCGAGACGGCCGTAGGCTGCGACCAGGTCGACGCCCATCTTATCAGCGAATTTGATGATCTCGTCGTGGAGAATCCGGCAATCCCCAAGATCGCCAACGACCGCGACGATCTCAAGAATCCGGCGTCGCGGGAAAATCGAGATTTGCGTCACGGCCCAGGAATTTTTCTCCACCCACGACTGCATCGTTCCGTTGGCGATTCGCTCGAGAATATCGTTGAGCGAAAACAGGCCGCCCTGGCGCGCTAGGGCCCGCGCGAGCTTCGCGTGGTAGGATGATACGCGCGCCGTCGCTGAGCCCCTTCTTCGTTCGGAGGGGTAGGGATAGCCGCTAGGGGCGACTCGGGCCTCTGCGCCCGCTACGTCGCCACGGGAAACGGCATCCAGCAAGCGATGCTCACTCACGGCTTTCCTCCCCCCAACGCCATCTGAGTCGCCACGATCGTCCCGTCCGTCTTGACCTGAAGCAGAAATACCGCAGGAATCGTCCCAGCCGGCGCATCATTGGCCTGCAGCATCACTCCAGGCGCCGCCGTCGAAACCGACAGCTTGTCGGCAAAACCATGCCGGCACCACAGCGAGAACGTGCGTAGATAACTCGACAGCGTGTCGCTGACGTCAGGCATGTTCGGTAGATCGGGCGGCGGCTGAAGCGTCCGCGGCTGCTGTTGCGCCATCAGCGATCCCCCCTCGGCGCCGAATCAACGAGATGCTGACCAACCGTCACCGGACTTACGCGAGGGCCGGCAACCTCAATCTTGAGCCGTACATCGCGCCCGGTGACGCGAAAATCGACATAGCCGTCCGCCCGCACCGGCCGCGGCGGACTCTGCTGTTCCTGAACCAGAATCGGATTGCCGTTCATGTCTGGCGCGACAGACCGGCTACGCCTGTAAAACAGCGAATAAAGGAGGTTCGTAGCATCGCCCTCGATGTCCGGAATCATCTGCTTCACCGTGACAAGCTGAGAACCCGACGTAAGGTTGAGGTCGAACGTCTCAGCCCAAGGCAGCGGGACAGTGGCCGGATAAGCAAGCCCATCTTCATGCTTATAGGAGACGAGCCCATCCGCCATGATGGTATGGGCAGTGTACGATGCCGTGATGCCAGCCGAGCGGCTCATCTGGCCCTGCGACCACCAGCCATCCTTGTACGAATAGATCGCAACCCGCGTGTTAAACTTCTGGTTGGATTGTGGAAAAAACCACCAAACCTCGTTGAAATTGCCGACATACACCGCGCACGCCTGTTCACGCACATTCAGGAGGTCGATGTCGTCGTCGATCCATGGCCGCACCTTGCACTGAATCGGAAGAATCGACGTACCATCGTAGGCAAACGCGCCTTGCTGCGACATCCAAACGATCATCGACGAGGTCGCCACCATGCTTTGCGGCGACCAAGGCGTACAATTGTTCGACAATTCAACGTAATTAAAGATGTAAGGAATCCCGAGAAACTGCGACACGTAAGCTTTTTTGGCGGTCCAGAACACCGTGCCGGTGCGCGTAGCGACTGCGGTGATGATCGGTGAAGCCGGCTCAATGTCGAGAAAGCCAGCCTGGCTGACGACGTTGGTGTAATCCCAGGCGCCGGGGTTTTCCTGGTCGCACCAAGCAAACCGGCGCGGGCCGCCGCCGCCTGTCGTGCCGTCACTGTACGAACCGAAAATAACGAGAAAGCGCTCCTGCGTCACCACGAAGCAGCGACCGCGCGGCACCACGCTCGCTGGCGTCGTCGTTGCCGCCGGTTGCTCAACGGCCTCGCCGCCAACCGCCGGATCCCACATCAAAAGCCGCCCGTCGGGCGACGTCATCGCATAGAGAATCGAGCCGAAGTTATCGAGGCTAAACACATCCGGCACGCGATCCAGCAAAAGGTTGTCCGCCTCCGCCCGCGCCGTACCATAAGCCGCATCGCTGTAAAGCCCGTCGCTATAGCCGCCAGAGCCAAAGAAGGGCGGAATGATCGGTTGCGTGGTTAGGCCGGAATAAAGACCGTCGCTGTAATTACCACTGCCGTAAAGAATGTCGTTCGGCGCTGTGCCAGGCGAAATGTCGGTAAGCACTCCGCCCACATCGACGTAGAGATGCGCCTCGCACAAATACGCAATACGATAAACCTGATCCAGGCCATACCAACCGTGAATGCGCTTGCAACGCGAAGCAAACTTATATGTTTCGACGCCGCTGACGATGTTGCTGTACTGCGACTGACCGCCGACCGGCGCGAGTTGGCCTTCCACCCACCGACAGAGATTCACTTCAGCCCAATTGCTCGAGCGCATCTGCTTCGTCGGATTGGCGACGACCCCAGGCGGAATCTCGATCGGCCGAAATTGCGTACTCATTTCTTCAGCGCTTCAATCTCAGCCTTGAGCTCTTTGACACAATTAACCAGCGCATAAAGGAGCGCGCTCGTATCAACATCACGAATATCGCTCACCCTTTCGCCATCGATGTAGCCTTCGTGCTTGCTCACCATGTCGGGGAAAATTGTCTCAAGCTCCTGAGCGACGAGACCGACAAATTCCTTCTTCGTTTCCGCGGCGTGCCGGTGCGGCGACACGCCATCCGCCGTCGCCGTGTCATTGCCGTTGTAGGTGTAAACAACAGGACGGAGCTGAAGCACCTCGTCGAGGCCAGGCTCATATTCCTCAACCACAGTCTTGACTCGCTCGTCGCTGAGCGATGCCCAAGCGCCGCCGCCAGGCTTGTAGCCGTTGCCAGCCTCGAGCAGGAAGTTACCGCCGCTACCGGGAATCATGACCCAGTTGCCGCCCGCATCGGTTTGCAGGGATTGGCCTGGCGGAGCGGTGATGTAGCCGCCAGAAGGCAGGCCTAATTGATTGACGGAGATAGAGCCAGAGAAATTGGCGGTATTACCGGTGAGCTGCCCTGCAAGGGTAATCGTACTATTGAAGCTCGTCGCGCCATTTACGCCGCCAGCGAACGTCGCCGCGCCGCCCGTCACATTAAGGCCGCCAGCGGAAACAGTGACCCCAGCGCCAAAGACTGCGCTGCCGCTTGTCACGTTGAGGCCGTTGCTCACTGTCAAGCCACCATTGACGTTCCCAGCGCCCGATACGTGGAGCGTGGTGACGTTGAGCGTGGTGATGGTGGAGGTGGTTGCGTTGAGCGTGGCGAAAGTCGCGGTGCCGGTTCCGTTAACCGTGACGAAGGTGGCTGTGCCGGTGGAAGTGAGATTAGCGAAGGTCGCTAGGGCCGAAAAGTTGACAGGGGTCCCGAAAGTGACTGTGCCACTGGCGCGATTGATCGCAATTGGCGTTGAACTCAGAATCCCGCTGTCGTTATAGGCGGCTAGCGACAAATTAGAGCCAGCGCCGCCACCAGTTTCTGCGCTGGTGCCTTCGGCCAGAACCCACCGCGTCTGCTGCCCTGTCGGAACCGTGGCGTTAATGAAGGTAATCGATCCAGCGACTCCCGTCCCAGGGCTGTTGGCTAGAGTGAGTCCGTTAACGTTGAGCGCGCCCGCGCCCAGGAACAATTGCGCGTCGATCTTGTCGAGATCGTCGTTGAGAGTCGTGCCCCATGTCGTTGCGCTGCCGCCGACGACGGGCTTGATCAAGTTATAATGCGCTGTGGCCGTGCCATCCGTGCCGTTGCTCATTTTTTCACTCTTTCTTCGGGATTTGAGGTGACGAACTGCATGGTCAGAAGTCCGAGTCCGCAGCAAAACTGTCGTTAAATCCTCTGCCAGCGCCGGTCGCCGCCGCCGTCCCGCCCCAAAATACGCCCCGTGTAGGGTTGATCGGAGAAATCGCTAACGCCCTAACGTTTATATTACCATTAGCAGCGCCGCTTTGCGTGATGCTGGTTAGAACAGGAGTGGCGCGTTTCTCCACAGCATAAGAGACATAACAACCATAGGTGCCAGAGATCGTCGCATCACCAATCCATTGCGCATTACATTTTTCATAGTACCGCTGGCAGTCGATCAAGTTCTCTGAGTACTTCCGGAACTCAGGCTCGGCGTTGGCCGCCGCCGCGCCAACCATCAACGCCACGCCTGTGATGGAGAGCGAGTTGTTGACCGCACTCAGTACATTGACCACGCCAGCCGCGCTGATGAAATTCCCCGGTTGCCAAGCATTGAGCGTCGAGGTCTGAGCGGTCGCGCCGACACAGAGGGATATTCCCAGGACCAGCATTCCCGCATTCGCAGCGACAGCCCAAGTCCCACCAGTGTCGCCAGGAATGTTGACCCGAACCTTCGTCCAAGTGTTAGCCGGGAGCGTGTAAGTGGCGACATAAGAGCGTGTGGCGGCGTAGTTGTTCACCGAAAAGGCGTAAGTCCCGGCGACGGGCGCATTCGCCCAGAACTCGACCACAATCGGCTGCGCCTGTGCTGTTCCCCATTGCGCATCGAGGAAATTGTATCCCTCGATAATGGTAAGAAACCGAATTGCGTCGCTCGCCGCAGGCGTCGGATAAGCGGTCGATGTTGCGAATTGAAGGCCATAAACCGGAAACCCTGGCGGCGGACTAGCAAGCATTAGCTGACCACAAGACCCTTTCGACGCCACCGCGCTGGGATTGTTGAGCTTCCAGCGGTCAATGAGATAGGCGTTGCCAGTCGGCATGGCGACAAGCGAGCCGCCGTTGCGCTGGTCGGCCGTCATGTCGCCGTTGATGATCCGGTTGCGATAGCGGATGTTCGTCGCATCGACGTACTGCTTGGTCGCCGGATTGAGCGCGGCGGGAGGATCGTGCGCCAACACGATGTCGCCGGTCATCGTTCCGCCCGAGAGCGCTAAGCGAGAAGTATCCGAAGAATGGACATGATCAGCCCGCGCCCAAGTCGTTCCGGTGCCGATGGCGGCGATGCTATCCATGAGCGGCGGCGTCGAAGAAGCAATTGGAAGCGCCGCCGTGACTTGCGCCGCCGTCTGATAGCCACTTGGGTTGCTCGCTGCATAGCGGCTAGTGTCAACCGGATGAATATGATCCGCACGCGCCCAAGTTGTTCCGGTTCCAACCGCCGCCGTCGAATTTATTAACGGCAGCGTCGTCGATGCTACAGGGACCGCCGAAGTCAGCGCATAAGGCGCGAGCGTCGCCGTCCAGTCGGTGATGTCGGTATGCGCGAGATGCACCCAAGCCGCGCTATTGCGCGCGTAAGCTGTGCCATCATTCGGAGCGTCGATCATTCCTCCCGGCGAAACTGCCCAAGCCGCACTTTTCCGGGTATAAAATTGCCCATCATTGGGCGCGTCAGCCTGGATGGGATCCGCCACCCAAGCGGCATTTTGACGACTGTAGATCAATCCACTCGGCGCTTCATGAACGGCGGTGTTATCAACATATTCCTTGGTCGCCGCGCCAAGTGGCTGAGTCGGATCTGCAGACAGCATCACCGGATCATGGAACGTCACGATTCCGGTCGCCCGCTCCGCGGTGATCGGACTATCGACGAGCGTGCCCGTGTCGTCGAAGCGATCAAGGCGCATATCATTCGCCGGCGTGCCGTCGCTAAGCACCAAAGACCAAAGCGCCACGCCATCCTTGATCGAAGTGATCTGGCCTGGCGAGCCGACGAGATTGATCGTGTCAGCGATGACGGCTTGACCAGGCGGCGCGCAGCCACACGAGCCCGCCCACTCGCCAGCAGGAACCGCCGGAATCTCAGGCTCCCAATCGCTTGGTTGCTGATTGCCCGAGCCGTCAACCCATTCGTTGAAACTAGCCAAAACTCCGCACCCGTGTTCGCGTGAGCCTCGAGCCGCTCGCTCTCGCCATTCGGAATTCGTCGTTGAGCTTGTTGATCGTGTCCTCGGTCAATTGCTTAGCGTCAACGGCTTGCGCCTCCTCGCCAACGGCGTGCATGTACGCATGCATCAAAGCCGCCGAGAGATAGAGATTCGGGTACTTGGTGTAGACCCAGGAGTCGCAGTCGTCGGCAAACACCGGCACTTCGCCGAAATAGTAGATTTGGAACTGAACGCCCTCGATCGCGTCGGGCGTGCCGCCGAAAAAGATCGTTCGCCCCTCGAGCGTGTAGTAGTTGATCGACCACTTATCGGGCAGTTGGAAGAATTCGTCGCGCGCCTTGTAACGAATCGGCAACCAGCCGCCTGGCACAGCGGTGTTGGCGATCAAGACCAGATCGAATGCCAGCCAATCATCAGGCACGGTCGCGCAACGATCCGTCACCGTATTGATCGCGGTCTTAATCATCCTCGAGACACGGAGCTCGGCGTTGAGCTTCTCCTCCGCCTGGCGGACGAACGAAGCGACGAGCGTCGGTGAGAAATCCTCGCGGTTGATCCATTCCATTATCTGAGTTGTGAAATCAGCGAAGTCAGTCATTGGCTCGCCCCCGTGTAATCCTGCAAGCGCTGCAGGACAGCCGGATCAAGCGCTGGCGTTTGCTGAGGACGACTCCATCCCTGGGGCGAGAAAATAGGCGGCTGTGGGCCCTGTCCCGCCGGATAGGTTTGCGGATGAGGCCCAGACGGCGAAGGAGGCGTCATCCAACCGGGACTTCCTGGCGTGATTCCATATGGCATTTGCAACGGTTGAGGCGGCGCCGGATGCGGACCAGACGAGTAATACGGAGACTGCCCATAAGCGCCGGGGAAGCCAGTTTGCACGCGTATCGAAGACAAGTCTTCTGGGCCTATGGGCAATGGAGGTCCTAACGGCTCCTGACCGCCAAGAGGAGAGAGAGGATAGTCAGGATATCGCGATGGCATCGGCATCATGCCGCCATTCGGGCTCGGAGCGCTTTGCGCCATCATTTCTGCAATCGACGAAGGCCTCATTTGAGGCTGAGCGCGCCGATCCTCAATGTTCTTCGAGGTCGGCAGTCGCCGATAGCGAGCCGGTAAGTTGGTGAAGATATCGTTGCTTTCGCCGGCCATGTCAGGTCACCAACCCAAGAAACCCGACGCGTCCGAACAGGCCCGCGCACTCAGCCAAGCGCCAGATGAACAGCAGAATCAGGATCGCGACCACGCCGCCGATCACGATCTGAATCACGTTCCAGTACGGCATCGCGGTGACGTTCGCGAACCACTCGCCAAAGACGATGCGAAGCAGCGCGAGAACCACCAAGATGACAACGACCGCGATCGCCACCTTGAAAATCAGATCCATGCCGAAGCCGCAGATTGTCGCCTCCTATGGTTTACCTTCTCGGCGTTTCGCCGCACACAAGCGTACAAGGACCATGCGGCGGCCCGACTCTGTTCCGCACCGTCATGCAATCCTCGTGTACAGCCGTCGCTTTGCCGCTCACCGTGATGATGATGCAATGCGTTCCCCGCGCGAAATGACCTTCCGGCATAGCGCTGGGTTCGCGGATGCTGGTGATCGTCTCCGCGTTGAGGTCAATTCGCGCTCCTGTCGGACCCGTGAATTGCACCAGAGCTAAGGCCATCACCATCGCTTTCATGGCCTAAATTCTTGAATCAGATCGCCGCAGGGAACCGCGACTAGGCCACGAAACAGCCGCGCCCGAACCAAGCACAAAGCGCGCGGCGCTTCGACGATCGGCGTCACCGGCGCCGGCGGCGGCGATTGAAAGCTTGCCGCGCAGCCGGCGATGGAAAAGGCGAGCATGAAAGCGAGCATCTTCACACACGCCCCGGCGCAGTTCGAAACGGTCGCCCATCGCCGTTCCACCATTTCTTCCAATCGCCCTCGTCCCATTGCTCGAGGCAAGCGCGCTCCCAGACAGCGACCGGAACGGCGCCGATGCCCCACATGTCGCGCCGCGGATCGTGATTGTCGCGCCGCGCCGCCGCGCTCTCGAGAATCGGTTCGACGTCTTGTTCCGTCTGCACGGTGACCTGATCGGGGTCTTCGTCATCCCAATGAAGCGTGCGGCGAACACCGTCAGCGTCGCGGTAGACCCTGCGGCGCTGGCTCATCGCGGCGTGCCTCCGACGCCGCCAAGCCACATCGCAGTCGCCCCCGCCGTGCCTTTGGGCACAATCCAGACCGCGGTCGCGCCGCCGCGTGGCGCGTTGCCGTACCCGGTAATCCAGGCTGCAGTGGCGGTGATCGAAACCGGCGGCGCTTTTCCAAACGAAGGGATCCAGATTGCGGTGGCGCCGCCGCGTGGCGCCCCGCCATAGCCGGCAATCCAAATCGCAGTCGAGGCCACTGAAGTAACTCCGAGTATTTTATTACGGAGTTATGCCATTGAACAAGATATGCGCAAGAGAATTCCGCATCTCCACGCCCCATTCGACGACGATCATACGCGACTCAGCGTCACCTACTCTTGCCATCAAGTACTGACGGAATGACCGGAAGAACGCTACCGCAGCGTAATCCGGATCAATCAGCAACCCGACGTCTGTTGGAATCCAGCGCGACGGAATGCACTTCACTCTGCCGAAGTCTGTAGCAATGACGTCGACGGTCGACACAACTTCAGTCTTTCCGACAAGAACTTGCGAGGTTGATCTGCCGGTAAATGTCGAGACTGTACGCTTAGGCCCCGGCGGAACGACCCATAATGACGGGCTCGCCCCGTTGGTATACGCTTTTTGCATGGCGTCGCCCAACATCTGTTCTGTCAGTGCGACAGCGGTTGGAGGCGGGAATGCGCCGGTTGCCGTCGTCGGCAAGCCGGTAACTGCGGTGCCGGGCGCGATGGCGCCAGCGACCGCGGCGTTGCGATCGGTAGCGCGGCCGAGCCAATGGGCGAATCCCTCCGTCACGCGCGCGGTGGGGCCGGTATCATTGCCGTCATTGCGCGGCTGGCGGCTGCACAGCATCGACTCGAGGTCGGATTTTAAGACCTTGCTCGCCATTGCCATCTGGTGAGCCATCTCGGATCCTTTGCCCGCCGCATCGCTCTCTTCTTGCGAGCCTGAGACTGTTGCATCTCTCTCAGAGATTTGCGTGACATTATTTTGACGAATCGTCGGTTGTGCCTGCTGGTTAACGAGCAGAAATCCTTCCGCGAGCGCATTATTGAGATTAACGAGAGGAAGGAACTCCGTTTGCCAGTCGAATAGTCGATTCTTTACGTTACGTCTGCGTATAGCTGACATAACTGGAGTATCGAACGGGTCTATATTGTATATTGCGTTGCTGAGATCTTCCCTATTACCTACCGCTTGGTAAGTAGTATAAGCATTGGTAACCTTTGCCATGTGTTGTTTCTCCGGATCATCTGAGAAGCCTCTGGAAGAAGTTGGTTGCGTCTTCCATTCGTCCTGTGCGGGCGAGTTGCCGCTGGGCTTCATCGACGTTCCGGCGTCCTGCACTCCCCGAAAGGGGCCTAGCGGAACCAGGTGCCAATGACTTGCCGTTCGGACCAGGCAGGGCCGCTTGGGGTCTTACCGCCATGCCTTGGTCATAGAGCCAAGCCTTGAGAAGCACATTCAGCATGCGCTTGTCATAGACTCCGGCGACTTCCATCTCGTTGAATCCTTCGGCCAATGCGGTCTTCCGCATGCCGCCGATGACCTTCTGCAGAGATGGTTCGTCCTTGATCAGCTTTGTGTGATCTTGGACAAATTGCGTGAATTGCTCGACCGCATATTTCGCGCTAGCGCGGTCTTGCTCCTCTTGCCTGTTCTGAATCGCCCAGGCCCGATTCGCTCGAATCTGATGTAATTTAGCGTAGATTTCATTGAAGTACTTCTGCTTGCGCCGCGCCTCAAGCGGATTGATCTCGTATTCCTTGTCCCAATCCGGCTCTTGCGGCGAGAGAAGGCGAATGTCCTCATCGAGGTATTGAAGACCGTTGATGTAGAGATCGCGCATCTGGCTGACGCGCTGGTTCTCTTGCTCGACGACTTGCCGATGCTCGTTGACCTTGTTCAGCCGGCTGTGAAACGTCGCCGTGCGGATATAACCGTCGCGGAGCTCGCCAAGCGAGACGGTCTGAGGCTCGCCGTCGACCGTTATTTCATATTGCGCGTTTTCGTCGGCGTCTTCGCCCTCGCCTTCATCGCCGGCGGCGTCGGCTTCGGCGTCGGCCTCGCGAGTCTCGGCTCTTGCGTGTCCATCGTCGGCATCGGCATCATCGCGCTGCGCGGCGTCGGCATTACGTCGTTCGCCACCCTCCCCTTCAGCTTCGGTGGACGCTTGGCGGGATTGTGATTGAGCTTCGCGGTGCGCCCTCTCGTCAAACCTACCATCTGCTATCTCCCTTTCGCGTTGGCTAAGGCGGACATCCTCGCCGCCGTCGCTCGTGTCGCCCGTCTCCGGATCGCCCTCGACCATGCGAATCTGAAAAATCGGTTCGGGCTTCTCCGCAATCTGAGTGAATCGCCCACTCGTGTCGCGCGGCGCCGACGCCGGCGCGCGCGGCGTCCCTTCGTTCACGGTCTGCGCCGGATCGATCGCCTGTTGAAACGCTTCAGCCGCGGTATCAACGCCCTCAGCCATTACGCTTATTCCTCAACGCAACCTTGTAATCGATGACGAAAGTCTTCAGCGAATTCGCCACTTCATCCAAAACCTGAAGCTTGTAAGTGAGGTTGTTCTTCGTCTCCCTGTCATTCGCGTCCATCAGGGCTTGAAACCAACGTTGGCGCACGGTGCGCACGCCGAGCATGAACACGCCCTTCGGCTCAAGGAGGCTTCCCGCCTCTTCGCTACGCTCGCGCTTGATCGCCAGATCATCGGGCGCCGCGATCGGTTCTGCGACGTCGTCGCTCACGCGCCGCCTCCCTGATCATCCGGCGCAGCCGCCTGCGTATCCGCGATCGCCTGGTCGCTCTCGTTCTGCATTTGCTGAGTGTGCACGTCGACCGCGCCGTCGTGCGCGGTCTTGAACATGTCCGCCGCCATCTGACCCAGCGTCGACACATGCTGGGCGTGAATCTTGTCGCGCTCGACGTCGAGCTTTTGCTGGTCATAGAGCGTCTTCTCGCGCAATTGCTGCAGCGCAAGCTCGTGCCGTTGATTCTGGTCCTGCTCCTTGAGTTGCTGATCGCCCAAGGCTTGCGCCGCGTCAGCCTTGACCTTCTGGTACTGCGCCTGCGCCGCCAGCGTCATCGCATCGGGCTCCTTCGGCGCGCTCAGCAATTGCTGCATCGCATTCGGATCCGGCATCTTGAAATATCTCTGAACATTTTTGATGTTCGCTATCGCCAGCATGTCGGTTTGCGTATTCATCATCTCGGGCAGTCCGCAAACCGGATTCGCGAGGCCCATTTGCGCAACGATCGTTTGCTGATCATTCTTGATCTGCTGCAATGTCATCAGACGGACGGTGTCCGAACCTTTGCCGAGGGTTGGGTTGACCTCTACGCTCATGGAAGCGTCGAAGGTCGAGGTGTCATAATCGGTCCAACTGCCGTTGATCCGGAGAGTCCGTTGCTGCGCGGGATTCTCGACGACCTCGTTGAAGAGGCCAGCGAACAAGTCCTTAAAACCCGTCTCAGCAAGAACACGCGCCACAAGCTCCGTGCGCTCCTGGGCCCCGTTTATGACCGCTTCCACCCCAATCATGGTGGAGCTCTGCAGGGCTTTCGGATCGAGGCCCTTTGCCGCGTCGCTCAGCCCTGTACGCCGCTGGAGCACGTCGTTGAGGAGCTCAATTATTGGTGTCATCTCGGCGCCGAGAAATGGCGTCGACGTGTACATGACCGCCGACGAAGGATCGCCCCGCACGCGAATGACGGCGCCAAGCTCGTCATTCAAGGCATCGTCGACATTTACGTTAAGCTCATTGATCACCGTCTTGGGATTGATCGACTCCGCGGCTGAATCCAGCATCGCGCGGGTCAAATTCGTCTTGATCCGCTGAATGTCCATCACGTAGTCAGCGATCGAATCGCCAACGATCGTGTGCGAAATCGGATCACACGAAAACAGCGCGAACTTGATCCGATTCGCTGGCTCGTCGCTGAAGATCGTGTGGTTCTCGCCCAGCGTGCAGATCTTGCGAAGCTCGGGGAAGCCGTCGCCGTCCTTGTCAACCTTGATGTACCACTCGCCATAATTGACCCCGTCGCCGACACGGGTCGACATGATCCGGCCAGGGTTCCTCAGTTGCGCTTCTTGAGTGAATTCCGGCGTCGACTGCGACTGCACGTAGTCGAGAAGGTCCTCGCGCGCGTAGCCCATCGCAATGAGCTCGTCGACCGGAACAATGCGTTCATGACCGACGATACGCGAATCCATGAATGTACGCGCATAACGGTCGAGCCGCATCTCTTCCGGCGGCACGCCCTCAATTCTGATCAGTGGCTTCTTCACCTCATACGCCATCACAACCCGATCGTAGATCGCGATCGGCGGCATCTGAGGCGGCGGTGGAGCCCCTGGAGGCGGGCCGGGAGGCGGGGGCCCCATAGCCCCCATAGGCGGCCCCTGCGGCGGG